CATCGGCAATGTCATATAGAGTTGCCTTTGTTTTATTGTCACCTTTTCTTAGGACTCTTCCGATTGATTGGAGGTTTCTGATTCTTGATTTACTAGGGGAAGCAAAGATGACATTATGTAGATTTCTTATGTTAATACCAGTAGAAAAAGTCCCGTAAGAAGCAACTATTATTGCATTGTTTTCTTTTTCAGTAATTTCTCTGACTTTTTCTCGGTCCTCAGTATCTACACCGCCATGAACAAAGAAGACATGACGTTCTTCAACTGTGCTACTATTTATGAGTTCGTACAAAGGTTGTCCATGACCCTCTACTCTTGAAAATAGAATTAAAGTATTACCTTTAAGATCAATGGCAAGGTTTCTTATAAACTTATTGCGCTTTTCATGGTTGATAATATACTGAACTTCTTCTTCAAAGTTTTCAAACTTATTTGGTGGATGTTTCAATAGAAGAATATTAATATCCAGTTTGGCAACGTGACCCTTCTGCATCAGTTCCTCTGTTCTGATGATTTTGTATGAAGGACCAAATAAACCTTCTAAAACCCACTTATGTGTTTGTGTGCCGTCTAGGGTTCCTGTAAAACCGTAACGATATTTTGCATCTGAAAGTTTTGTCATTATAGATACTAATGACTTTGATTTAAACTGGTGTGCTTCATCTCCAACGACCACATTAAATCTTGAGAAATATTGTCGGGGAAGTTTGTAGATGGACTGCCAGGTCGTAATGATTACCTGAGAGTCTGTTTCTCTTTCTTTACCTGCATAAATCTTGTGGCAATATGAACCCACATCCCACCCATAATCTGCAAAGTCTTTATACATCTGCTCTACAAGGGATGTCGTCGGCACGACTATCAGAGTATTTTGTCCTTTCTCAACGTAATATCTCACAATCGAATATATCATCAACGACTTTCCAGAGGCAGTTGGAGATATCAACAACTTTCGATTATGTTTTAAAGCGTCGTATACTCCCTCAACTTGGTATTCGCGGGGAGCATACTTGCAAATAGAAGTCATATAATCCTTGACTCCCTCTTTTGAGATCATATCATTGACTTCAAAAGGAAGACCATAAAACTTATTGTTTGTAAACTCATAAGTGTATTCATGAGTTTCACAGAAACGGGTAAGTTTATCTAATAGACCGACATAGATTTCGCCCGTCTGTGTATTGAATAAACGTATCTTTCCGTCCCAGTGTCTATTGCGAAACTGAGGCATGAATTTTGCTCCAGGCACATCAAATGTGAACTGATCCGCAAGTTCATAATAGACGTGTGGTTCTGCTTTTATCTGAAGATATACCTCATTCTTTTTCGATATAACCAAGTGTGACATAAGTTCATATCAATACAAAAATATTTATTGACATAAAAAAGGGGGTCAATTGAACCCCGCTTGGAACCTATGCCATTCAATAGCATTTTTGATTTGATATGTGCGATTAGAAATTGTCTTGATAACTTCCTCAAGAAACTTCAACATAATGTCATAGTATCTTATCTTGAGTTCTACCTTAGAAAGTTTTTCATCGCCATCCATATGCCTCTGTAATGCCTCTTTGTCCCTAACTTTATATGGAAAGGGTTCTTCTTCATACACCTCTATAGGTGCCTTTCCTGTGTAGTAATTATGACGTTCTAATTTAACTCTGTTATAAGTCTCCCTTGCCCTTTCACGCAATAAAGTAATTGTGTTGTAGATTGTATAATACTTAGCATGAAGTTGCGGTATTTTTAAAGACTCATCATGTAAATTGTCAGGGTCGATGACAGAATCTCTCTGCCACATCTCCTGAATTTCATCAAGATTCATAGGGGTTTGCCGTTTTTATCCAGGATATTATAGACAGTATACTTGAAAGTGGCATCTGCTGTAAAGTAGGAATAGTCCTGTTCCTTCGCATCAAAAGTCAAAGAACTTAAAGACACTGGGTATAAATCTTTAAATTTAATTATAGCAATATCTCTAAAGTTGCTATTTAAAATATGAAGAGAACCATCACTGAAAACAAGATTTGGATCTCTTATATCATCTTCATTTGTTGTCAGTTCTTTATATTGACTTGTGGATTCTGGAAATCCGATTCCAGTTAACCAATTATGTACAGAAGAATAATTTTCTAGATTTTCATCAACTATAAATGATAAACGAAGATCTCCGTATGTTAATTTTTCCCCTGGAATATCAATATTTTTTAGGTATGATGGTTGTATTGCAGTTGCTAAGCTAATTTCTGGGATATTTGCGGAAGACGAAAAGAAATCAACCTTTGGATATTTTGCTAATGAAAATTTAAATCCAATTGGCGATAAAAAATTCCTATTCGAAATTTGTTTAGCAAAAGGTGATGCCATTGTGTTTTATTTTTATTTAGATAAAAAAAGAGGGTCTTGCGACCCTCTGAGTGATATGTGAATCGAGATCACATTAGGTTGGTTACCTTTACTCTTCTGTAGTAACGGTTTGCGTTTGCCTTGAGGCGTCCTAGACCCGCAGTGGTTCCCTCAGCGAATGGGTTGGCAACTAGACCATAACGGGTCTTAAAGCCAATCTTAGGCTGGAAGGTGTTCTCACCAACGGCACGTACCATTTGGAGAGGAACATATGGGCAATAGAACAGACCAGCATCGTAAGGTGAAGAACCCTTATAACCGACAACGTAGTACTGGTTAGCAGATACGTTTGCCGAATATGGGTCAATATATACACGATACTTGCCTTGGAGAACACCAGCGAAGGTGTTACCAGTGTCATCAACGTTGAGGTTAGCGTTGAGTGCAGGGGTGTAATCAAGAACACCTGCCATGGTGAGTGCCGAAGCAACGTCAGCAGAGCAGAGGATCATGTTACCCTTGCCACGACGAGTTCTCTGGGCGATAGCGTTTGCATCACGCTCGATCTGGAAGATCAGACCCTTGAACTTCTCAACTGACCAACGACCGTTGGAGTCAACGTCGAGGTCGAAAGTACCAGCGGTTGCAGTATTAACAGCAGCACCAGACTCAGCAATCTTGTAGATGGTACGAATAACTTCGCGGTTGATTTCAGCAAGAATCTCAGTTGAGAGAATGTTTGCTAATTCAGCCTCAGCATTCAGACCGTGGATTGCCTTGAGGTCTTGAGCGAGTTCTAGTGAGTACTCAGCTTTCAGAGCTCTTGACTTAGCGGTAACGGTGACTTTCTCGATCGAGAATGCCATCTGGTTGAACTGGTCGCCAGAGCCATCACCTAGGTCTTCTGCATAATCGGTACGCATACCCTGACCAACAGGATATGTAGTAGCGGTTTGTGAACCTTCTGGGTTCAGGAGACCTGGGTTAGCAGCACTTGCGTGACCAGCGGTAGTACCGAAACCAACGGAAGCACCGTCAGAACCAGCAACATAAAGACCAGACTCAAGATCGAATCCGTCGTTCTGACCTGAATATGCGGTATTTGCTTCGTCGAAGAATGCTTCGCCGTTAGCAGCAGCATCCATGGTTCCGTACTTGGAACGCATTGCGAAGATGAGTCCAGTAGGACCGTTCATTGGTTGAACGCCTGCGAGGTCATAAGCGACCAGGTTAGGCATTGAACGTCTGATTAGGGAGATCAGAACAGGGTCGAAACCTGCGACAGGTGAAGAAGCAGCACCACCAAAACCAGCATTACCAGTGCTTGAGAAGGTGTTTACGGTTGGAGCTTCATAGAGAAACTGACGCTCTTCGCGGAGAGCGGTCTCTTGGTTCTCTAGCAGGATAGCGGTAACAGCTCTACGATGAGAATCTTTGATTGGATCAAGACCTTCGTAATCGAGAACTGGACTCCACTTCTCCTGCAATTGTTCTGCATTGAACATTTGCATGGGGGTTTACCTCTTTTGAAGTTTAAGTTTGACTGGTATTATCTAAAAATCACTTTTTAGCGACTCTACCAAGAGTCTGAAGATAAGCTTCCATCATTGTCGAAACTGATTGAGTCTCTTCAGTAATGGTTTCTTCAGTAATGTGGTCAGAATCGTCTTTTTGAGCACCAGCATTTGATGGGAAGTATGATTCCCTCAGGGTTACTAGTTTCTCACGATAGGTATCTTCACTATCAAACTCAACATTTTCGGCAAGAGAAGCGAGCTTGTCCTTCTGAGAAAGTGCAAGACCTTCAGCGACATCTGCAAAGATTACATCAGCAACTGACTCGGCTAATCTTCTATTAAGAGCAACATTCTTTTCGATTTGCTCGTTGAGTTTAGACTCCATTTCATCTAGTTTATCTACCATACTCTCTAAAACATCATATTTATCTTCAGGGATTGTTACATAATGATCTTCAAAAAGACTCTTCATTCCAGTGAGGAATGATTCAGTCATTTCGGTCTTCAGACCGTGCTCAACTGCGAGTTGATTTTCTTTAATCCACTCGTCAGCAACATACTCTAGGTAAGCATCAACTCTTTCAGTGAGTGATACTTTGATTTCTTCGATCTCTTCTACGATAGCAGCTTCATATGCTGCTTGCATCTCTTCTTTGACCGTGGCAACTTTTGCCTTGATTGCAGCTTCGAAGATTGTACGTGCTTTCTCTTGGAATTCCTCAGAAAGCTCTTCACCAGCAAGAAGGGCATTGACATCCTCTTCAATGTCATACTCTTCTTCGGTTTCTTCTTCAACAACTTCTTCAGCAGCCTCTTCAGACTCACCTTCAGCTTCGACTTCGGTTTCTGCTTCTGCTTCAACTACTTCAGCATCTTCCTCATCTTCTGCTTCTTCCTTCATCGCCTTCATAGGCTCAGCAGGCTTAGCACCACGATTAACGATATCATGAACAGTTTTGACTCTTGGTTCAGCAAGTTTTGCTGAATCGTCGTCTGCACGATAGTTATCTGGGGTAGGGCCACCTAAATCTTCCCAATTGCCAGTTTGCCCAGGTGCAATACCTGTGGTTAGCTTTGGCATTGGTTCGGCGGGGGCGGCTCCTTTGGTTACTACGTTTTCCATTTCTTGTAAATTGCTACCAACGGACATTTGTTTAGATATTTGGATATAATCTATATTTATTTATAAATTATAGATTTGAAAGAAATTCCTGGAACAATTCAATTTTGTTTTCCTGGAGTCTTTTTTCATCAACAAGAGTGTTGATTCTTTTCTGAGTTTGTTCGGCAAGTCTTTCACGAAGAATTCCACCTTCCCAAACCCACTCTTTACCTTCCATAATTCCCTGAACAAAAGCATCAGGAGCAGAAGGGTCGGCAACGATATCTGCCGCAGTTGCAAGCATGAAATCTTCGCCAACAATTTTGTGACCTTCGTTGGTCATTTTTAATGAACCAACACCACGAGAAGAAACGCCGAGACAAACACCTTCACCAATGAGGGACTTTGCAATCTTACCCATTGGAGTTTCTAGGAGTTGTGCCTTACCAATAAAATTAGTTCCCTTTTGCTCAAGAGAAACAATCTTATGAGAAACACGGTCAAGATTGACGGTAGGACCATCAGGATGGCCAAGTTCTCCTAAAGCACGACCTTTAGCAACAAAGGCTTCATTATATCTTTCGACTTCTCTTGAAAGAGTTGCCATTGGATACATTCTTCCATTGCGATTGCAAATATCACCTTGAAGGAAAATACCCTCAATATACATTTTCTTTTCAGCACCTTTTCCTTCGGTGATGAATTTTACCTGTTGTACTTCTTCTGTGATGAGTTTCATTTTAGTTTGTAAATGCTACTTTATTTGCTTTAATTGCACTGCTAGACCAAATAACATCAGAAGGTGGTTTTGCTAAAAACTCAACAGATCCCCCTGGCATTGCAAAATAATTTGTTGATGCAGCACCAACTAAGGTACTAATTCCAACTGTCACAATTCCTGCAGTATTGTTATACAAACGAACGCAAGTTGCATCACTGATACTTGATGCAGCCCCTGCTGTCGTTGGTGTTGTTACTTCTGTTGCAACGATTTTGGTAAGCATTATGCTTTTTCCTCTTCTGAATCTACTTCTTCCATACTGAATAAAGAGTTAGCTACTTCTGGGCGAAGTGCTTCAATCTTTTCCCCAGCTTTTGCAAAAAGTGCATCTTTAATTTGTGCTGAAATATCTGAGGGGGAAGCATCAGACACTACCATGTTAATAAGGTCTTCCATTTTTTTAATATAGTAATATGATTATTTATATTTTAGATCTTCCCGCCTTTTGGTTCTGGTAAAACCCCTGCTTCAGTTGCATCACCACTTGGAGCTGGCGGTTCAATTGGAACTTCTCCCATTTGACCATTTATTTGATCTCCACCTGCAGGTTGTTGAGGTAGAGGTTCTCCAGTAATTGGATCAACTTGAGATGGGTCTGGAAGAATTCCTTTTTTAATTTCATCCTCAATTTGCTCATCAATCTCAATAATTTCAGAATCAGTTTGGCGAAGAATTCTTTTTCTTACATATTCTGTTGAGTAATACTTACCAATGTAAGGTTCTACTGTTGCAAGAATGCCAAGTCTATTTTGAATAAGTTCTGCTTCTTTAAGTTCAGCAAACTGATTATCATATAAAAAGTCATACTGAATATGATCACTGATTTTTTCCCAATCTTCTGCTGCAATAATGTTCTTGAGAATCAATTGCGTCTTCAATAAATCATTGAATAAATTTGCAAATCTTTTTCTAAGTCTTCCTACAAATTTAGAGAAATTGAGTTCATCTCTGAGAATCTCTGATGAACGACCAAGATTGAATCCATCCCCACCGCCAGGTAGTCTTGATTCTGGAACACCTAATGAACGATACAATTTCTTTTGGAAATATTCAATGTCAGAAAGTTCTCCAAGATTTTGCCCGCCAGGAAGAGTTGTGATTTCTGTACCACGACCACCCTCTCTTCTTGGAAGCCAAAAGTCTTCAAGCATGGACATCATTTTTTTATCATCACGAATCTCACCTGTATTTGCATCATAGACCATTTTATTTCTATAACGCATCATCACATCTTTAAGGTATTGCTCTGCCTTTACCTTTGGAAGATTACCAACATCGATGTAGAAAATTCTGCGTTCTGGAGCACGAGATAATCTATAGATAACCAAAGAGTCCTCAATCATTCTTAGTTGATTGAGTGCTTTGATTGCCTTATGTAGATATGAAAGAACTGTACTTTTATTTCTATCGATTAATCCAGAAGTACAATATGTAATTGAATCTTTTGCAATTTTGATTGTACCTTTTTGTCCAGTGAATCCTGAAAATCCACCAGGACCTTTCATACTATCTTGAGTATATACAAAATACTCTTCGATTTCAGGATAAGTAATACTTTCTTTAGTATAATTAAGATTGGCAGTTTGAAGTTTATTTGGATCTCTTTTCTTTTCTTGTCTAATGTGCTTAATTTTTAGTGGGTCAATGTATCTTAATTCCTTGATGCCATCTGTTGGATTTTTAAGATCAATAACCTTTAGATAAAAAATTCTTCCATCAACATACCAATTTCTAAAAATTTCGTGACATTTTTTGTCAAAGTCTAAAATTTCTTTGATATATTTAAACTCTTCTCTAATTGCAGATTTTAATCTATCACTAGCATTCAAATTTGAAAGTTCAATCTCTACAGGGGAATCATACAAATCGCTAACGATTGCTTCATTTACAACATCTTCAATGGCTTTATCACATTCTGGGTGTAAAGCCATTTCACGATATCTTTTGATTAAATCAAACTCAGTTCTATATACCCCTTCTATATCAACATACTGACCATAAAATCCAGATTGGAGATAGAAATCAACCCCGTCCTCATTATTAGGGGGGACGGGGGATGCTATGGATTTGGATTTTTGTTCTGAATCTTCAATCGAAAAACCAAAAAGTTTCGCCATTTTATAACTTGAATTTATCTATTATTCTATTATTTAGTTGATGTTTTCTCCACCCGCTTGAGGAGCATTACCCTTGATAGCTTCCCACCAATGCACTTGCATCTCAACTGTGAATTCCTGAATGCCCTCAGTATCATACGAAAGGTTAATTGGAGCAATATTAGTTGGGAAGATATCATAGAAATGATATGCTCTCAGAGTTTCTCCACTACGATCTAACTGATAGACAAATGCATCTGCTTGATAAGATGCAGGATCAGTTGAACCAGTGTTATCAGATACTCTGTTGATTGAATTCATCCACTTCTCAAATGCCGAACGAATTGCAAAATCAGTATCGTTGATAACGGTGATTGTCCAACTATCAAAGGTTCTGTCGCCAGCAACATGAAGAACACGACCTCTAAATGGAACGGTCACATCCGAAATGTTCGAAGCAGGTAAGTTTGCTGCTTTAACTAAGAATCTTGCTTTATCAAGAACTTCTGAACTTGCTGGAGCAATATCTGGGAATGAAAGTACAACCTCAAACAGGTTGCTTCTAGCACCACCACCAGTCAGCTTACTCTTGAAGTCGGTAATCTTTCTTAATGGGGGTGGATTTAATTGGGTTCTGGTAGCCATAGTTTTAAAACCTCTAAGTTAATTAAACAGTACCGATTACTTCTTCAAAAGCAACACCAGTTCTGGTGGCAACAAAAGTTAGTCCGATGAAATTGATAGAACGAGCAGGTTTGATGTATATATCAGCAACAAACTCATTTGCATCAATGACAGCGGCAGTGTTGTTTGTTTCGTCACAAACAACAACATAATCAAAGATTCCTCTCTTGGCTTGAACATCACGAAGGAATGGTTCAACAATATTTACAAAGTTAGTTCTTGTAATTTCATCGTTGAATTCAAAAAGTTGATCTCTAGCAGCTGCTGAGATTGCATCTTCCAGATAGAGGAATAGTCTGCGAACATTGATTCTATCAAATGCAGATGCTCTTGCGAGAGCAGTCTTATCACCAAAGAGAATGATTCCAGAACCAGGTGAGAAGATTACTGGATTAATTCTTGCAGAGTAGAGACGATCTCTCTGTGCCTTAGATGGATTATATGCTAGTTTAATAGCATTCAGGATAGTTCCTCTAGAAGTACCCGCTGGTGAGAACCATGGGAAATTGTTGATATCATTTCTGGCGCAGAGTCCAGCCATGTCTCCATTTAGTGGAACATATCTAAATGTATTATTAAATCTATCAAACATGTACTTATATCCACTATCAAATACAGCATATGATGAAGAAGTCAGTGGAGCGTAGAAACTAAGTACATTATCTGTAATTGTTGAAGCAGAATTTACAGTAGCACTTCCAACTGCAGTTTCTGTAAGGAATGCACCCCTATATGGTGAGATGAATGCAATGGCATCTTTTCTAATTTCAGCAACAGAAATTAGTTTGTTTGCTAATGCTTGTGCGTTTTCTTTTCCATATCCAGCTGAACCCATGATTAGGAAATTAATATTATATTCCTCAGTATTTTCAAATAAATCATATCCACCACTGATATCTGCAATCGAAGAACTTAAAGCACCTGTCGTTGCAATTCCACTGCTATAGTCATAGTTATATCCTTTTTCAAGAGTTAATGTGTTATTTCCAGTTGCTGAGAAAATAATACCCTCAGCTTCTTGGTCCCATGCATTATCTGATTGTAGAGTAAATCCACTGCTGAATCCAGTTGTAACGATTCCAGCAGGTTGGGAACCACCAAAGATATATGCTGAGTTATCTGCAAGATATCCTCTCCAATATGATGGAGAACCTACAGAGAACTCTGCATCTTTTGCTTTGGAAAGTGAAAGATGCTTCTCAAGAATTGTCCCAACAGTGCCAGTAACTTCTCCAGTACCATCAATTACAACCACATGAATTTCATCATGTCTTGCATTTCTAGTTTCTGCATATGCAGTTGTACCAGGTCTGCTTGCAATTGAATTCCATGCAATTGTTACAGTTGTAATTCCAGCAGAAGAAATTACAATATTTTGATTGTCGAACCAATCTGAGACTCCACTATAAGAGGATGATGCATATGCGACGGACGAACCATTTGTGTGGAAACCAACCGATCCTGTTGCATTAAATGCATAAACTCCGCTTGGAGTATAATCTATTGGTGTTACAACTGATGTGGATGAGACTTTGCTCTGAATCTTAACGCTAACGGTACTTTGTCCAATTCCAGTAACAACCCCTCTTAACGTAAATCCAGTTAATGAAGAAGTTGTACCAGCACCAATATCGGTTTTACCATCAAGACCTTGAGTTACTCCGTAACCAACTGCAAGACCTGCAGTGCTAATTCCTGTCAGAATTTGGTCTGCTCTTGAGTCGATAAGTGCAACCTTTAGACCATTTCCCCATGAACCTGGGTTTTTAGCTACCACAGTTACATTGGGAATGACATTCTCATCATATTGCTTATTTGTATAGTCGTCAAGACTATTAATTGTAACGCTAGTTGCTGCTCCTGCTAGAGCATTAGTTAAAGATGTTCCTGATGCTCTTACAACTCTTAGGGCTCCACCATATGCCAAATAAGATGAAGCAGTTAGCCACTGCTCATAGTGCTTATCAATTGTATATGGCTTACCAAAAACATTGAGTAGCTCCTGCTCATTTTGAATTAGTGTTGGCAAATTAACAGGGCCTTTGGCAAAAGGTGCAACAATAGCACCAACTTTATCAGAGGTTGGGTCTATCCTTCCATTAGTAAGATCAACCTCTCTTACTACAATTCCAGGAGATGCTAAATTTATAGGCATCTTTATTCTCCGTGCTATCCAGAATTATCTGAAATTATTTATTAAAAAGTCTATTTTGAATGGGGAAGCCATGCATGAGTATGATCACCAGTCAGGATATTCCCACTTTATTATTCCCCTTGGTCTCTTTCTAGTTTCTGTAGTCCTCTTAACAGTACATTCTTTGCATTCATAAGAATATGCAGATGGAAAAGAACCTCTATCCTTGCGAGTTAAGTAAAAGTCTTCTAATAAATTTTTAACTTTTCCACAAACTCTACATCTCCTATCGAAAAATAATAAATGTTCTAATTCTATCTCCTTATCTAAATCCATCACATGTAGTCCCACATGTAGGACCTATCCCCATATTCATCAACATTCCATATTTCCAAAGTTTCCTGTCTATTTGATTTGCTTGCAATCATCCAACGATCACCAGTATCTTGATCAATAATACTTTCCATATCATCTAAACCATCTGAAAGAAATCCAAATGGTGACATATCTTGTTCTATCTGATTTTTTTGCTCCTCATAAATTCTTTTTCTTATATCATTGTCTGTCATCTCTTTAAAATAGTCTTGAGCAACAAGCCATGCAAAAATAACCAAACACATTGCTAAGTCATCATTGCAACCTTCTTCTGCTTCGAACGATCTATTTTTTTGTATAAATGTTGTCAATTCTGAAATAACATCATAATCATAAATCATCAACTTATCATCTTCAATAAGAGTTTTCAAGTTGGAGCATCCTAATTTTTTAACGGATGCAGTCATTCGAACTCCCAGCTGAGATTTCTTGCCACTAAATCCCGAACCAACAATCTGTCCCGCCCTACCTCTCATAGAGCACATAAGAATGTTGTCATATTCTAAATCAAAGTGAAGAATATTTGATACTTGGTCCCCAATATCATTTACTTCAATTAAAACCCAAGAATCATTATAACCTTTTGCTACTTCATGTATGATACTTGGAAATAGCATTGGTTTGATTTCATTATTTTTATACTTACCAACAACTCGATAAGGAAACTCTGTAATATCAAAGATTACAAATGCAGAATAGTCATTGCCAATTCCACGAGCCACATCGACAGTCATTAAATAGTTGTGCTCTTCTATTGGTTCTTCATAGATATCAAGACCTTTATTTCTTTTTATTGGGTCATTATATACTAAAGTTTTTAACTTACTTGGATTAACTAGAGTATCAACAGATCCTAAGAATTCACACTCGAACTCAACTTTAAACTGTTGTTCTGAGGTGTTAGCAATCGTCTGCTCTTTCCATACAGCGTCTCTACCAGGTACTTCGGACCAATGAACGTCTGTTGGCACATATTCATTTCTACCGCGTTCAGAGTCATGCCACATACGGTAGAAGTGATTCATACCGCGTGGTGT